CCCGTATCAGCTTTCGCCTTTCGGTTAGTTGGGTCGCTTACAGAATTACCTATTCTGTGTGTTACCAATTTCACATTTACTTACACCCTATCCGAGCGCACATTTTCAAACCATGTACTCTCCGCAATCGCACCGTACAAATACATCTCCGATGCACCGGTTTCTTCGTTGCGTACCCAGTTCCAGAAACGATTATTCTTCATGGGTCGTTTCCTCCTTTTCATTTTTCTTTGCAAATGCACCTGCATCAGCAAGTTTGGTGAAGCTGCCATTTACGAGGTACAGATTGCCGCCCAGTTCTTCCGGCACCAGATTCATATCCTCCAGTTCCCGAATGTCATTGGTGGACATCCAGCCGTTCTGTCTTGCGGTAGCATAGCCCTGCATTCTGGAAGCATAGTCACCACGCAAAAGCCCCTCTACATTGAATTTGATGAAATACTTGCCTTTCTCTGAATCAGAAAGCAGATCTTTCATCATACCTTGCTCCCAGCGAACGATCCACGGGTCGAGACTGTATTTCACGAAATCCAATGATAGATGTTCCACGTTACTGAATGTGGCATGGTCAAGATCGCCGATCATATGAAGCGGCACTCGATACAACCGGGCAATTTCCTCTACCTGAAACTTTCTGGTTTCCAGAAACTGTGCTTCATTGTTGGGGATGGAAATAGGCGTGTATTTCATGCCCTCTTCCAAAATTGCGGTATGATGCGAGTTGGAACCACCATAGGCACGCTGCCAAGCATCCCGCACACGCTCTGGATTTTTGATGACTCCCGGATGCTCCAACACACCAGATGGACTGGCTCCGTTGGCGAAAAAGGTAGAACCATAGTCTTCACAGGCAAGGGAAATGCCGATTGCATTCTTTGCAAGAGCAATGGGAGAATATCCCACCAAGCCGTCATACCCAAGTCCGGGAATATGCAGCACATCTTCTGCCTGCAGGACAATATCGCCCTGCTGTTTCAGGTTTGGATTGGCTTCATCGTAGCGACTGTAGATGTAGACCAGACGATTTCGCTGGTCACGGTCTACTCTAACCTTATCCGGCATCAGCGGATACAGCCCCAATACATCTCCACGACCGTTTCGGATAATCTGTGCATAAGCATTGCCGTAGATCAGCAGGTGACTCATCAGCGTTTCTCGGAATACAAATGATGTCATTTCTGGATTTGGTTGGTCGTGGAGCAAAAAGTAAAGCGGGTGCTGTGGCACTCGCTCTTTTCCATTTTCGGTATATTGGTAAACGTGTAATGGCAGCTGGGCAATGGCTTCTGACAGAACCCGCACACAGGCATACACCGCAATATGCTGCAAGGCTGTTCTGTCTGTGACACGTTTGCCGCTGTTGGCTCGTCCGAAAAAGTATGTGTATGACGGGCTGTCATAACTGTTTTGAGGCTTATCTCTGGACTTGAATAGTCCGCTGAAAATTCCCATGAAATCACGTCCTTTCTTGACTTTTCGTATATGTGTGTGGTATAATATGTGAAACTAAGTGTAGGGCAGCTGCCTTACAAATCGGAAATTGGTGGAGGAATATCCATGATAAAAGTGGAAAATAAATCAAGGAAAGAAATTGCAGACATTGGCAGAAGAATCGGTGAGGCATTTGCTGATGAAAAAGCCGGAACAGTTACAATGCTCACAAGAGAGCAAACAATAAAAAGCTTTGAGATTATGACGGAATGGTTTTACAGAGCAGGAACTCTGTATACCACATCTGAAATAGGAGAGGGATATCTTGCTTATTGGAGTAAGAGGGCAAAACCTTCAATGGGTTCGACCTTACATATGATCAAGCGACTTTTATGCGAGTTACCGCCTAAGGCACTGATAGCTATGGCACAAAGTGGAGACGAACAGTATGCGAAGATTTTCAAAAAAGAGCATGACTATATTGCAGTATCCATGGTTGTTGTCCTGCGAGAATATCAGGGGAAAGGATATATGCACAAGATTTTGGAGCAACCTTTTGCCGAGGCGGACACAAAGAATATTCCCTGTATTCTGGATACTGATACGCCGTTAAAAGTAAAAAAATATACTAGATGTGGAATGGAACTATGTGGCGAGAAAAAATTGAAAAATGGCATTTCACTGTATACGATGGCGTATAATAAAAATTAATATGGATAATGGAAATGAAATGTTTCAAATGTTGGATGAACTAAGCTGACAATTCCAGTTTGCAAAGATAATCAAACCTATAACACCAGCATATCCCTCGTATCATAAACCGACTCATCAGAAACGCATCCACAGCGAATTGCCCGGTCAAGAGCCATGATCATGGCGACAGCACCGTCGATCTTCTCTGTGGATTTTTCTTTATCCGGCTTGATATTTCCGGCAGGGTCACGCCTGATGAAAATGTTATCCATCATCCACCGAAGAACAGGGTGTCCGTTGTGGGCAAGGGTCTGTTCCAGAGTCAGTTTCATCAGTTCTTTGGTCGGTGGCGACATATCTTTATATCCTTGTCCAAATTGTACCATCGTAAAACCTAACCCCTCAAGATTCTGCGACATCTGCACTGCACCCCACCTATCAAAAGCAATCTCTTTGATATGAAACTTCTGCCCCAGTTCATCTATGAAATTTTCAATAAAACCATAGTGAACAACGTTGCCTTCGGTAGTTTTCAGATAGCCTTGTCGCTCCCATATATCATATGGAACATGGTCACGTCTTACTCTGAGTGGCAGTGTTTCTTCCGGCAGCCAGAAGTAAGGCAGAACATAATAATGTTCATCATCTTCAGTAGGTGGAAAGACAAGTACAAAAGCTGTAATATCTGTTGTACTGGAAAGGTCAAGCCCACCGTAGCAGATACGACCTGCAAGCATCTCTTCATCAAAAGCGACCTTGCATTTGTCCCATTTTTCCATCGGCATCCAACGCACCGCCTGTTTTACCCACTGATTCAAACGCAGTTGTCGAAAAGCATTTTCTTCACCGGGAGTTTCCTTTGCAGAATTACACGCAGCCACCACCTTATCCATGCCGATGGTCTTATCCAGACTTGGATTTGCCTTTTTCCAAACCTTCGGGTCAGTCCAATCTTCCGATTCATCTGCACCATAAATAACCGGATAGAAAGTCGGATCATGCTTTCTGCCCTCCAGAATGTCCTTTGCCTTTTGGTGAACTTCATAGCAGATTGAATTTGTGTCAGTTCCGGCGGTGGTAATCAGGAAATATAAAGGCTGCATTCTGGCATCGCCGGAGCCTTTGGTCATAACATCAAAGAGCTTTCGGTTCGGCTGCGTATGAAGTTCATCAAACACAACCCCGTGAATGTTGAAACCATGTTTGCTATAGGCTTCAGCAGAAAGCACCTGATAGAAGCTGTTGGTCGGGATGTACACAATACGCTTTTGTGAGGTCAGGATCTTCACTCGTTTGGAAAGGGCAGGGCACATTCGCACCATGTCGGCAGCTACATCAAATACAATGGCAGCCTGTTGGCGGTCGGCAGCACAACCGTAAACTTCGGCACGTTCTTCACCGTCACCGCAAGTTAATAGTAGAGCAACGGCAGCAGCAAGCTCTGATTTGCCATTTTTCTTCGGAATCTCAATGTAAGCCGTGTTAAACTGTCGATAGCCGTTCGGTTTCAAGATTCCGAACAGGTCACGGATAATCTGTTCCTGCCAGTCCAGCAGTTCAAATTTCTTTCCCGCCCATGTGCCTTTGGTATGGCTAAGGCATTCGATAAAGGAAACAGCATAGTCTGCCGCCTTTTTATCATATTTTGAATCTTTCGCCATAAAGCGTGTTGGTTTAAATCTTGCCATTGTTCTCACCCCCCAACAAAAAAGACCTGCCAAAAAGCAAGTCTGTATCATTTATTTTTATGCCCCGGTGGGCTTTTTTTTAATCGAGATTCTATTCCCATTGTAACCATATTACCATACAAAAGCAAGGATAGCAAGCGGCTAAACAGACAGAAAAAACGTAGAAATTTCGCCGTTTTCTTGTGTAAGATACACCAATAGAAATTTTTCCGGTACGACCGCCAGAGCCTTTCGGCTCCGGCTTGTGGGATTCGGTTTTGAAAAAATCAGTTGTACTGTTTCAGCAGGATCGCCAGTGCAGTTTCGGTTTCCTCATCCTCCGGCGGAATATCCATGCCCCGGTCGAAATTGAACACCGTTTTGCCATTCCGCCGCAGGGAGATTTTCGAAGCTCTGCCTTCCTCATATCCAAAAGTGGAAGGCTCCTCGTAGTGTTTCACCCAGTAGTGAAATACGCTTGCTCCAACCCGAATCGTTCCTTCTGTCCACATTGTTTTTTCCTCCAGTTTTCGTTGTTTTTGCCTCTTGGCATGATGTATATTACCATAACCGCCGAGAGAAGTCAACGAAATTTCCGGCATATTCTGCACAAAGATGAAAGCAGAAAATTGTGTATGATACCAACCAAAAAAGCAAGCCCCACGTTGCCCTGTGTGAGGCATTTGCGGAAAAGGAAAAACCACTCGGAGGAAACGAAACTACGCCGGACAGGGCAACACAGTGGCTGTACGAGCCGCAGCCCCTTTCGGGGCTTTGGTCTTGGGTTGTGGTTTTTGGATTACCGTCCGGTCTGGCACTCCCATTCGAATTCGCAGGCGTTTTCGTACTCCTCATCGAAAAGGGCATCGTCATCGATTTCCTTTTCCGTAAAGTCGATGCTGTCGATTTCCTCGCAAACCGTGTGGAGGCTTTCGGCATCTGCCTTTGCAAGGCTTTCTGCGTTTTCCTCAACCCATGCGGTGAACTCCTCGTTGTCCATCCTGTCCTCGTTTTCAATCTCCAGTTCGTATTCGTAGTCCGCATCGAACCAGGTGATGACCGCCTTTGTGATTTCGGTTCTTTCGTTCCAGTCCGTTCTGTTTGCCATTGCTCTTGCCTTTGCGATTCCGTATGCTACCATTGTGTTTTCCTCCGTTTTTTTGGTTGTTTTCCCTTTCGGTAACTGTATATTACCATACCTTTCGGCGTATAGCAAGCGGCTAAATGTACAGAACATAAGGCATTATTTTCGCTGTATATTTGGTGGATCTGACACTGGATAAACTTGCTTTTCTATGGTAAAATACAGTACAATGGTGCGCCAGTTCGGTGCATAAGATATAGTCGGGTGAAATTCTCGACCTGATAAAGCATAGCAAGCAGTCAGTACATAGCCTTGGAGTTGAAGCCGTGAGGTTAGATTTAAGCGTAGGCAATGGAGTATGAGAGCCGCAATGCGAAAGCGTGAAGCTATAGAGCCCCGTAATTTATGTTGTTAGCGGAAGTCGATGCAGTCATTGTTGCAGCAGACAGCATCAGCAGATTTGTTAGGCGAGAAACTGCTGATTCCACCGGGGTCCGAGGGCGTGGCGAGTATACAAGGTATCTTATGCATACCTGGGAGGTCTGACGGATTCCTAAGTTGAGGTAGGAAAATTGAAGTACATAAAGTGCGGAGAAATTCCGATGGTCTGTCAGAAGTCGGACTGTCTCATAATAACTGCGAAGTCTGTGAAAGCAGATGGAGTGAAGGGGACAGCAAATAATCGTTCTCAAAGAAGAAACATGTGTGACACAGGAGGTCAAATCAGATGGAAACGAACTCAATGAGAATAAGCAGCCAATCCAGACGATACGCAAAAGTGCAGAATCTGATGCACAATGTCAATGAACAAAATCTTATGGCACAGCATAGACATCAAAAGCTGCATAAAGCCCCCGGTATCGATAAGGTGGACAAACAGAGGTATGAAACCCATGTTAATGAAAATATTGGTAAACTGGTACAAGAAATGAAGAAGTTACAATACCGACCATTACCAGTACGCAGAGCCTATATCGACAAAGGCAATGGGAAAATGAGACCTTTGGGAATACCAGCTTATGAGGACAGACTTGTACAGGGAGCAATGGCAGATATACTGAATCAGGTATACGAGCCAAGATTCCTTGACTGTTCCATGGGATTCCGCCCGAATCGCAGTGCTCATGACACAGTAGCATATATCAATCAAGTGATAATGTGCCGAAAGGTTAATTATGTGCTGGAAGCAGACATCAGAGGATTCTTTGATAATGTAAATCATGACTGGATGATGAAGTTTCTCGCAAATGATATTGATGACAAAAATTTTCTGCGTTATGTAAAGCGGTTTCTGATTGCGGGAATCATGGAAGGAACAGAATATCATGAAAGTGATAAGGGGACACCGCAGGGTGGGCAAATATCCCCGATTCTGGCGAATGTGTATCTGCATTATGTGCTTGACTTGTGGGTAACCGCAGTAAAGAAGCATATTAGAGGACAAATTTATTATGTCAGATATGCAGATGACTTTATCATTATGTTCCAGTACTGGGACGATGCACAAAAAGTTATGACGGCATTAAAGCCAAGACTTGCAAAGTTTTCACTGGAACTTGCGGAGGAAAAGACGAGAATTTTCAAATTCGGAAGATTTGCAGAAAACAAAGAGGAGTTTGACTTTTTGGGATTTACATTCTTTAACACGCATACAGCGAAAGGAAAATATCGTGTCGGAATCCGTACCAGCAAGAAGAAATTGAAAGCGAAACGGCAAAAAGCAAAAGAGTGGTTGAAAACACGTCTCAACAAGAATGTGACTGAAACAATGAAGTTAATCAGAGTAAGTCTGTTAGGGCATTACAATTACTATGGCGTGAATGGAAATTATACGCAGATGCGAAAGTTCTATGAATATTTAAAATATGTCACGCACAAGATGCTGAATCGCAGAAGTGAACGAGCATATATGCGATGGGGAAAATTTAATAAGATTTGGGATTATCACATTCCAAAGCCTAAGATAACTAAGAACATCTGGAATTGGTCTGTAAAGATTGTTTGAAGAGCCGTATGCCTTAATAGGGCACGTACGGTTCTGTCGAGGGGCGGCGGCAGTAATGTCGTCCGTCTACTCTACGAAAAGACATCTCGGAAAATCGCAGCCACCAACCAAGCCCCCGCACAGTTCGCCTGTGTGGGGGCTGATTTGACTTTGAGCAGTTTTTCGGCAAGTGCTCTGAAAGCCCGCACAGGGCAAACAGGGCGGTTACATGGGGAACTTTCGGTGCATTACAGACAGGATTTTCTCCCGTTCCTCCGTGGAAACGCCGATGCTTTCCAGTGCCTGCCGAATACCGCAGTCCGGGCAAATGGGCGTTTGGTTGTCCGTTCTGGAAAGTGCCGGCACATCGGAGTAGGGTTTTCCGCAAAGTGGGCAGACCGCCGAAACTGGCTTATCCGTTTTCATGGTGGTACACCTCCCGTTCGCTGATGTCCATGGCTTTCCGCAGGTGTTTCAGGTCAAAGCCGAACTGGCGGTATCCGTCCACACAGGTGCGGATGTAGGCAGAAGTAGGAATGCCCAGTTTCCGTTCCTCGTGCATGATATACACAAAGGCAGTCAGCTTTTTCCCGGTTTCTGCAAGGGAAAGTTCCAGTTCCGTTTTGTAGTAGAAATGGGGATACCCCTCATAGCGGTCAAGGGCAAGTTCATCTCGTTCCGACACCGACCAGACTGCCGCCGGAACGGTACAGCCCTGCTTGGGTTCGATGGTCAGATAGGAACCGGTCTTACTGCCTTTGAACAGCAACTGGTAATTTGGAATCTCCGCAGTCCCCACAATTCTGGCATCCGGGCAGCGGAACTGCATCTGTTTCACGTTCAGATTGCTGCCGTAGGCAAGGTAAAACTTTTTCATGTGATCAAATCCTTTCTGAAAGGGATACCCTTTCACCACCATAAGACCGCCGAAGCGGTCTGGTGTAGCTGGTAGCAAAAGGCTGTCTCTTTATCTGCCGAACCGGAAGGCTGCATCGCCATCAAGGTTCTTGGTAAGAAAATTTCTCGCTGTGGCGAACTCCTCGCCGACCAATCCCAGCCGGATCAGCCATGTACGCATGGCGAATTTCGGGTTTTCCGTTTGCTGTGGTTTCGGACTGGCGGTTCGTAGTCCCTTTGCCATTTCGGAAAGGGCAAGGCAAAGTTGTATGTAGCTTTTCAGCTGTCCGGCATGAAGTCCGTTTTTCCTGCCGTTGGCAGGCTTGTCGAATTGAAATAACCGGAATTCAATTGTGCCTTTTGTAAAAGTTGCGTGATAGTTCAGCATGTGGTATCGGCTGTCGTTGTAGTGTTGATTTCTGCCGTAATTTGCACCGTTCGCCGTATACCAGATGTCTGCGAACTGTGCCATGTTGGTGGGCTTTTTTCGGTTCAGCTGTTCGATGAATTGGGGATTGACCGTTCTGCAATATCGGTTCATTCTGCCTTGGTCGATTTTCAGGGCATCTGCAATCAGTCGTTCATGGCTCGCCATAAGGTTGGCGAGGTTTCGCAGGGTTTGCGGTGTGTGTCCATTCGCTCCGATGTGGATGTGAACGCCTGCACCAACTCCGGCGTGGGAAATCGCTCCGGCTTTTCTGAGTTTGCGTACCAGTTCCTGCAAGGTTTCAATGTCCTCGTATTTCAGAATCGGTGTGACCAGTTCGCACTTTTCGGCATCGCATCCTGCAATGCTGACGTCTTTCTGGAATTTCCATTCTCTGCCCTGTGCATCCCATGCCGACCAAGTGCTGTAGCCGTTTCGGCTGGCGGTGTATTCGTATCTGCCCGTGCCGAAATGGTCGGCGGCAAGTCTGGCAGCCCGTTCTCTGGTGATGTGGTTCATCTCAATCTCCACGCCAATGGTCTGCTTTTTCAGGTTTTCAATCTGTCTTTCTGTTTTAGCGTTCATAATGTTTTCCTCCGTAGTTTCGGGCTTTTTTCCTTTTGTTGTAACCATATTAACTCTAAACGGAGGAGATAGCAAGTGGCTAAATCTACAGAAAATGAGGTCAAAAGATTGTGTAGAATACACTCTTGCAATTCTTGCGATTGTATGGTAACATACCGTACAATGGAGAAGGTTTCGCCTTATTTTTTTGCCTTGGATACGGTCTGGAAACTGTCGATTTCGGGAATCAGAGCAAGGGAAGAACCATTCTCCCACCGCATATGAATGCTGCCCGCATCATCAATGTGCGTAACCACACCAACCGTTCCGGGAAGAATCGGATATTTTTCATTTCGCATAGAAATCAGCTGTAATTTCGTTCCGACAGGGTACTTTTTTCGCAGCTGTTCCAGATATGATTCACTCGGAAACTGCAGCAGTATCACCAACCTTTCTGAATGCGGAATTGCCGGACAGATGCCGAAGAATGACCTTTCTTGCCGCCTTGAATTCTGCCCCCACCATTCCCAGACGAATCAGGAAACACCGCATGGTGTACTTGGGATTGTCGGAGGTGTCCGGTTTGCGGTTGATGCGGCTCTGGTTCTTGGCAAATTCGCAGAGCATGGAAATGAAGGTGCAGTAGGCATCTGCATCACCATCCTGTTCGACTGTAAACCACGGAAATTCCACCTTTTCATCCGATGGAATGATGTCCAGTGAATCTGTTTGAAAAGCAGCCTGAAAAAGGGCAGCCTTGTTTTCGCAGATTTGCCGGAGATTGCCCAGTGTATGCTCCGTGAAGAAATCAGCTGGCATCTGCACAGTCAAGCCTTTAGATTCCAGTTCTGATGTGTCCGGAACAGCATAGCCCTGATTCTCCAGTTCGGCAAGAAGCCGTTCTGTTTCCTCACGGTCGGCTTGGTCGCTGATTTCCAGATTACCGGACTTGGTAACAGTGTAGCATTCACCGATTTTGTAGGCACAGGTGGGCATATACTGATATTCTGCTGTTGTTCCAATGATCATGGCTACCACCCACGCCAGTTTCTTTCGATTTTCTCCTGCAAAATGAAATTCAATTATCATATGTTTTCCTCCCGATTTTCGGTGATTTGCCTTTCGGCAGTACATATGTTAACTCTTTTTTCCACAGATAGCAACTGTGAGATGTGTAGAATTATTTCCCCTCGTTTTGTGCATAATAGGCGATTCCTGCCAGCACAAACAAAGCGTTGCTTGAAGCGATACCATTTCCCCACATTTTATAGGCAGCACTATCAGAATACGGATTCTTCAGCCACTTTTCAATCTGCTTACGGGATTTTGGTTTGCAGGTCTTACCGACAGCTTTGTTGTATGTTTCAAAAACATTCTGCCACCAATTTATCTGTTCTTCGGTCGGATTTTCAATGCCAATATCATCACACCACCAAGTCGGCATACCTTGCAGTAACGCGCATTCCTGGGGTGTCAGTCGTCTTACGATGTATTCAATTTCATGAGTGCTGTCATTGACAACAGGCGGATCTTTGTAATCCGATGCTACAAGTGTGTTTGCTTTTTCCTTTTCAGCAACAGTATGGTGGGAATTTTTGCTTGTGGAGTATTTCGGATGAGCGATTCCGCCTGCCCCCGATGCAACGATTGTAGGAGATTTTTCTTCTTCCACCTGAAAACTGAATCGTGCGTTGTATCCCTGATTCATGGCAGGTCTGCCGATGCCGTAGGAGATGGCGTGGGTTTCTACACAGTTCAGCGTATACATGGTTTCCGATTCCTTGTATCCGTCACCATGATGTGAAGGTCTGCTACCGTTTCCTTCAACTACTACCATTCCGCCTTGATTTTTGCAAGGTGACTGATTGCTGGTATCAATGGTTCTTGAAGTATCTGCTTCATAAAATCCGCTGTTTGGATTGTTCGACAGCATAGAATTACTGTATTTTCCACAGATACCATATGCCTTTGGAACGAAAAGTGTCTGGTCGTTATTGCAGGAAAGAGTAGCAGATTTGTTTTTCTGAATCAACGCTCCACGTCCACTATTTCCGTGACCACATCGTATTTTCAGTGTTGCAGGAACAACCGATGATTCCACCACAAAAGGCTGATTGTTTCCGCCTGTTCCATAAGTTGCAGAAACTGTCTGAGCAACATTAAGAGGTCCTGTGTATCTGGTATCCTGAGAATGATTCTCGAACATCAGCCCTGAGCCTGTTTCTTCAGAGCAGTTTCCAAAACTTTGGGCAGTTTCTTGCCACGCTCTGAAGCTCTCCGCAGAATACCCAGACATGCCTTCTGACTCAAATAATATTTTTGAGGCACATCCGCCCTCAAAATCTGCGACAAGGTAGACACGCATTCTTCTCTGGGGTACGCCCCAGTATTGAGCATCGAACGTCCTGTAGGCGACAGAGAAATTTTCACCCATGATTTCTCCTGCCTTTGTCCATTTTTCAGGTTTAGGGACAGATAAATCTGCGTCTTTAATCTTACAGAATTCTTCGAGGACACATCGGAAGTCTTCTCCGCCATTTGAGGAGAATGCTCCTGTGACATTTTCCCACACTGCAAATCTCGGATATTTTCCATTGGTTGCACCTCTCATTTCCTTTATAATTCTGATTGCCTGAAAGAAAAGTCCTGAACGCTCTGCATTCAAGCCCTGACGCTTGCCTGCAACTGAAAGATCAGTACAGGGCGAGCCAAAGGTAATAATATCTACAGGTTCAATTTCTGCACCGTTGACGCTGTTGATGTCACCAAGGTGCTTTACAAAAGGCAGTCGCTTTTCGGTTACAGCGATAGGAAAAGGTTCAATTTCTGATTTCCAGACAGGCACGATGCCGGAAAGCATAGCCATCATGGGGAATGTTCCTGAGCCATCAAAAAGGCTGCCGAGCGTAAGAGGTTTATTCATCAGGCTTTTCCACCTCTTTTACAAGTTCACAGTAAGGTATCTGCTGTCCGTCACGGATAACATACACACCGTCAGCATCGCCGGTATCCTCAACATAGCGGCGGAGAATAACAGATGCATACTTTTCATCCAGTTCCATTGTGTAACAGATGCGGTTCATTTGCTCACAAGCCATAAGGGTTGAACCGCTGCCGCCAAACGTATCAATAACTACACCATTTGCCTGTGTGGAATTTCCGATAGGATAGCTTAAAAGGTCAAGTGGCTTTGAAGTTGGGTGATTTGCATTGCGTTTCGGCTTATCAAAATTCCAGATGGTCGTTTGTTTGCGATCTGAATACCAATGATGCTTGCCGTTCTGCATAAAGCCATACAGCACAGGTTCGTGCTGCCACTGATAATCCGAGCGTCCAAGCACCAGACTATCTTTCACCCAGATACAGCAGCCTGCAAGATGAAATCCGGCATCAATGAAAGCCTTTCTGAAATTCAGTCCCTCCGTATCCGCATGGAATACATAGGCTGCACCGCCTTTTTCAAGGTGGTCAGCCATACACTTGAATGAAGCAAGAAGAAAGTTGTAGAATTCTTCGTTTTTCATACTGTCATTCTGAATGGTAAGTCCACTGGAACTCTTGAAAGAAACGCCATATGGAGGATCGGTCAGAATGAGATTTGCCTTGGTGTCACCCATGAGAGCAGATACATCTTCTGCAGATGTGGCATCACCGCACATCAGCTTGTGTCTGCCAACTGTCCATATATCGCCACGCTGGACAAAAGCTGCTTTTTCCAGTGCAGTGGTGAGGTCGAAATCATCGTCTTTCACTGTGTCACCGCTGTTTGTATCAAACAAATCTGCAATTTCAGCTTCATCAAAGCCGGTCAGACCAAGGTCAAAACCGAGATTCTGCAATTCTTCCATTTCAACGGACAGCAATTCTTCGTCCCAGCCAGCATCTAACGCCATCCGGTTGTCAGCAAGAATATACGCTTTCTTCTGTGCTTCCGTCAGATGGTCGGCATACACACAGGGTACTTCTGCAATGCCTTCTTCCTTTGCCGCCATGATGCGTCCATGTCCAGCCAGCACATTGTATTCCCGGTCGATAATGACCGGATTCACAAAGCCAAACTCACGAAGGGAAGAGCGAAGTTTCAGGATCTGTTCCTTGTTGTGGGTTCTGGCATTATTCGCATATGGCACTAACTTGTTGATGTCAACAAGCTGAAATTCTGTAGTTGTGGTCATGCTCCATTCCTCCGCTTCAAAACTTTCTGTAAGCCTTTTCTGGCATCCAGCACTTTTCCGCTGACCGCCTGTCCTTTTATGGTGCGGTATTGCTGTTTGGTCATCTTTTGGCGATTGGCTTTCAAATCTCGCCAGAACTGGGTATCTTCTTTCATGTATTTCTCACTTTCTGCTGCTCAGAAGCTGTTCCATCAAATCATCCTGCGGTGTACCGTCAAATTTGGTCGTGCAGTTCTGTTTCACAATATCGAAAATCTCATACCAGAGCAAATTTGCCTGTTTCTGAAATGTCTGGCTCATCTGCAC